ATAAATCTTCCATTATTATCTGTCATAATATTTCCATCACTATTTTTTTTGGAAAACATATAAAGTTGTTCCATAACTGCACGAGTTTCTCTATTTGGTTTACTCATCCCTTTTGCTCTAATCTGTGATTTTCTTAAAACTAATGATGAGGAATCTCCACCAGATTTTGTAGTGGCTGTTACTTTATTTGCAACAATACCTTCCATGGTTGGCTTTGAAGTAGCTTTATTAAGACCAAAAGCCATAGCTGTATTATGTAAAGCTTTATACATAAGAAGTGTTGGTGTATATACATAAGCATCTGTTCTATTAAATAAACCTCCTTGTCTATCAGTTGCAGGTCCACCTAACTCAATTTGAAAAGCATCTCTTAAAAAATCAGCTTCTCTACTTTTTGATGATTTACCACCAAAAGTAACATAGTATGTTGCTATTTCATTTTTTCTGCCAAGCACGGGTTCTAAAGCATGAATCGCTTTTTGAATTTGTTGTCTATTAGGAACAAAATTATGTCTTCTTGGATTGTCATGAAAAGTAGCTGTATAAGAACCTCTAGTGGTTACTCTTCTACCACCTGGCTCTCTATTAAATTTATCTCTTGCTCTTCCTGTTTTAATTGGTTCTAAACCGTCATCATGTAACGCTTTTGTCAATTCTTTACCATAAAGCTCAGCAACATCTCCTCTCAGATTTCTTAATTCAGATGCAATTCCTAAAGAAGTTAAATCTACATTTTGAGCAGCTAAATCTATTAGTTGGTCATAAATAGCTAAAGTTACGTCATTAATAGAACCAGCATCTATTTCACCTGCTTTTTCTAAATAAGCAAGTTCCACTATTGCTGCAGCATCTGCAATTAATTCATCATTAGTTTTACCTCCACCAGAAAAATCATAAGTTGGTCCATATCCAGTCAAATTTTTTGAATACATATCTAGTTCTCTTCTACCAGTTGCCATATTTGCTGCTGTATGAATTTTGTCTGGATTCCTTCTAATAAAGTTTTCAGCATCTTTTTTTCTTGAAAATGTTTGTAGACTCATAACAGAAACACCATCTTCTTCATGTTTAAGTGTTTGAACAGAAAATCTTGCATTTGGTCCTGGGTCTATTACTCTTGAAGCACCTTGAAAATCAACTGTAAAAGGTCTGTGTTCTTGAATGTAATCACTAATATCATTTATTCTAGGTAATTCTTTTTCTCTAACATATCGGGACATATCCATCCTTGAAACCATACTTTCTATTTCATTTTTGGAATAACCATCAAAAGTCATACCAGTTATATATTCATCACTTTGTGAATCTCTATTTAATACGTTTCTACGATTAATTGCATAGTAATCAGGAGCATTAGCTGAAGCTATAGCAACTATTGAATTTTGTATTTTTCTAATATTGAATTCATCTCTCATAGCCCCTCTTGTTACTTTTTTTGTAACTTTATCTGCATCCATATAAAAGTTACCTTCTATAAAGTTTCTTACTTTTCTATCTGCATCTGATAATAATTTTGCAGAAACACGACCAGTACCAACTCTTAAAGCCCTACCCATAGGTCCACTTATTTGTGGTAAAGCAGCATCAAAACTTCTTGATAACAAACGACCACCAACTTTATAAACTAAAGTACGAGAAGTTACATTTTTAAATCTTCCAGTTTTTTGAAAAGCTTGAAAGTCATTATATCTTTGTAAAGCTTCATAACCCATGTTTTTAAAACTTGGTCCAACTATAGGAACTATAGAACCTAACTGTCCAAGGTTATATAGAAATGCATAACCTTTTTCTTCAAAACTTCTTGTCTCTCTGAGATTCTTGTATACCTTTCCACTGGTTGCCCTTTCAAAAAGGTTTCCAAAATATCCCATATTATTCCCTATATAATAAGCTTAAGGTTTTGTAATATACCCTTCCGTCTTTCATTCTTGACTGAGATATGGAATTTATCTCATAGTATTTACCAGAGCTTGGTTCAAATATTCTGTCAGAAGCTTTAACATCTATTTCACCTGGAATATCTAAAGAAAAGTTTCTGACAATAGTATTTCTACCATCTCTATCTTCTGATTCAGCAAGAAAAGTTAAACGTCCTTTTACTCCTGTTGTAGAGTTAGCCCAGTTATCTGTTGGATTACCTCTTTCATCTACAGAGCTACCAGAGCTTCTTTGAATGTTTACTGTATCAATTAAAAGTCTTCTTGGAAATCTTGCTGCCATATCACACGAAAAATTGTCTTCTAAATGGAGCAAGTAATGTTAAGTCACTTGCAGTTAAAACTGTTGCAGCATTTAAAGCTAAACCACCAGGATAACTTATTGAATAGTCTCCTACTCTTTGACTATCTGCCATTGTAAAATTTGATACTTCAGATGATGTTTGTCCTTTGATTTCTGCAGCTTCTTGTTGTGATGCTATAACTAATGTTGATTCAAGTATTCTTGCAGATGCTCTTTCAGTAACAGCTTTGAACTGTATTGGAAGTTTTGGAGTATCTGAGCCGCTTCTTGCGTAATATCCTGCATTATAAGTTACAACAATATTCAAAGGTTTGAGATAAGACCATCTCTTTCCTATTCTTGTAACCCTTCCGTTTTTATATGAAACATAATCATTTTCATTTCCTTGAGTAAGAGTTATACCATCTTCAACAATTGATGTAATTGAATTTACTGGTAAGTGAGTTAGAAATATATCTTTTGTTTGGTCGCCTGTAAATGTTTCAGTTTGTGTAGCTTGTTCTACGTCATACCCAACGTATTCTATAATAGCAGCTTCAACTAATGGAATTATATTGTCAGTTAAATGTGTTGTTAAAGATGAGTCAAGAGAAAACTGAACGTATTGTCTTACGTCTGCAGCTGTACAGAAAGCCATAGTTTAGCCCTCCGTATTACTTAGATTCTTTTTCGACTTTGGCAGCTTTGTTTTCAGCAGGCTTTTCAGCTTTTGCTTTTGCTGGTGCTGCTTTCTTAGGAGCAGCTTTCTTTCCCCAACCTTGCTCTTTGAGCCAATCAGTTGGATATTCTTTTCCAGCTTTTGCAATTAAATCAGCTTGACTATTAGGTAAGTCTGCTTGAACACCTTCCCAAATCTTTCCATCAGGAAGTTTCCAAATATTTTTTTCTGGTATTGTATACATAATAATTATCCTACCTTACTTCTTACGCTTTTTAGGTTTTTTCTTCTTCTTTGGTTTATAGCCCATTCCGTAGCCCATAATTTAATCTCCTATGATTATCCGTCTGTTACCTCGTCAGCTTTGTCCTCAACCTTCTCCTCATCAGAAACTTTTTTAGCTTTAGTTTTTTTAGTTTTAAATTGTTCTAATATTGCCTCAGACCTTTCAAAAAATTCTTCATCCCTTACAATCAACCCAAAAGCACCTAGTTGATTTTTTACATCTTTGTTATTCATTCTTCTCCCTTTGGTTATAAGGGCGAATACGAATCCGCCCTTAAAAACCATAATACCTTTATTACATCTGTGTTATTTTACAGAATGCAGTTGGTTTATAAATTGCAAATCCTAATCTCATTGTCAATCTAATTGCCAATTGATTCTTTGCAAAGAAGTCACTATGGCTGTCAGAAACAGCAAGGTCTACACCTTCTCTCATAATAACTTGTGCAGCGTCTCCGCCACCAAACTTACCGACTAACATTGTTCCTGCATTAACAACAGTTGATGGAACTACTTGTAGACCCCAAAGTCTTGGAGCAACATCAGCACCGAATCCGCCTGCAACCACAAATACTGGGTTTTTAGCAGCAGCACCAGATGAAGTAGTTGCAACATCTGTTACTTGAGTAACAATTTGATACCAGTCTTCAGGATGCATAATTATAGCGTCTGCTTCAACAAATGCATCTTTTCTGATTTCTGTAATTGCTTGATAAATTTGTCCGAGTCTACCTAATTCTCCTGAGTATGAACCAAATTGAAAGGAATTAATTCCTGATTTGTTTAATACACCAGTTAAATTAGGAGCACTTCCGTCACCGTCCATAAGCTGATTGTCTAGTCTCAATTTCATCATTGTTGATAGTCTTGAGTTGACATATCCTTGGATTCCAGCAACATCAGCGAGTAACTCATCTGTTACAGGTAAGAAAGTAGCAATCTTTCTGATTGACTCTGTTCTCTCTGTAAATGCAAGTGCGGATTCGTTAGCTGAGCTAATGTCTCCAGATTCTGCAATTTCACCTGCATTGTTTGTGAAAGTTGTCTCTTCAAGATACACATATGCATTTTGAGTTGTGTTGATTTGATCAAACAATCCAATAACGCTATCTGGATCTCTCAACGCGGTCTCCAATATTCCCGGAGCTCTTAAGCTCTCAGGTGGATAACCAGTTGTGTTTAAGGTTGTTTTAAATTCTGCGTGTGAATCTACACCTTTAACACCTTTTTCTGTATATGCTTTATAAGCATCAGAATTTGCAAATTGTTCCCCAATAGTTTGAGGTCCTTTTTGCTCAGGCATTGGATTAGGTATAGTGTTAACAGGCTCATTTTCAACCTCTAAAGCTTTCTCGTTTTTTTCTTTAGCTTCTTCGAGTTTGAGATCTTCGACTTGCTCTGATAAAAGAGTATTAGCTTTTGCAATACTTTCTTTTTGGTCAGCAGTATATTTGCCGTTTTCGTCTGCACCTTCGAATATAGCTTTAAGATCTTCACGAGTTTTAACGATATCTTGTTTAAGTTCGTCTACTTTACTCACTATTATCTCCTATGATAACTATTACTTATACTTCTATGTCTACAGTCTCGGCTATAAGCCTTTGACCTTCGACCCATTCTGCGTCAAAATCTTCGTCAGCTGATTCGCTGTTATCCTCTGATTCTTCGGATGCTTCGGAAACAGGAGTCTCTTCAGCTTCTTCTTCCTCAGAACTGTTTTCGTCTTGAATTTCTTCTTCGACTTCAACATCGATGGCTTCGTCAACTACACCGTTATTCTCATCGACTTCACCTTCGTCAGTTGGTTGCTCGTCTACTTCTGACTCTGAAACTTCTTCATCACCGAACTCATCGACAAATGAATCTAATTCAGCCCAAGCATCGCTGAGATCGTCCTGAACCGTGCGAAGTGCTTCAGTAGCTTTTGCGCCTAATTTTCTACCGTCTTTTTCACGGAGGGACGAAATTGCTTTCGCCCTTGTTATAAGGTTCTCTAATGCAGCAAGCACATCTTTGACCTCTTCTGAAAAAGTCCTATTGACCTCTTCTGAAACTTTTAGATCCTTTTCTTCTTCTTCAGCAGTTTCTTCAGCAATCTCTTCTGCTTCAGCATCTTCTGCTACTTCTTCAAACTCAGTATCAACTTCGTCTATAGTTTCTTCTTCTGCAGGAGCTTCTTCAACTTCTTCCTCTTTAGGATCTGGTTGATTCATACTTTCTGTACTCAAGACTGTTTTAGAATCTGTTAATTCCTCTAATAACTCTGTATTAGATTTAATAGCCATTGTGTATGTTTCTTGATTAGCTCCAACAAGTACTGGTGATACTTCATAGACAGTTAGACCTTTAAGAAATCTAACATCTTCTTCTTCATCAGAACCGTCTTTTTTAAATTTACCGTATTCAGAATCATCAACTTTAAAACCGAAAGACCATTGTTGTAATTCACCCATAGCCTTTACTAAGTTGTAAGCTTCTTTACCAGATTCTGTATCCATAAAGAACTGACCTTTGAAAGTCGCTTTATCATCGTCCTGTTCTATTTGACCTTTACCAATTGGCATATCCCATTTATGAGCCCATACCATAGGCACATCACCGGATTTAAAACCTGATTTAATTGAGCCTGCTTTTACAATGTCGCCATCTGAATCTACTTTATCGAATATCGAAAAGACGGCAGCGACTTCGCCTTTTTCGTCATTCTTTATCTCCAAGTCGATTGA